TCCTTAAATCGTTAAGCATTTTAAAATCGGGACTATTCCATTCGACATCGGTTAATGTTTTACCGAATCCATTATAAACACCATTAGTTAGTTTTTCAGCTACTCTTAAATATGTTGCAACGTCTAAAGATTGTGGAGTAATTAAACCACTATAAACACCGATAACAATACGTTCAATTTCTTCGTCTGAAAATATGTTAATTGGTGCAGCATTTTGTATGTCGCAAAAATTACACACTATTTGTAAAGATTATCTAATCTATTTTTTATGTTTACTACATCAGTAGGATCATTAACAACAATAACCTCACTACCGTATTTCTCATCTAAATATTCTGGAGTAAAAGTAAATTTACCAGTTTTAATTAACTCAATATCAATCTTAGACTGTTCAATTAAACTTAAATCATCTTCTGCTTTAACGGTTATTTTAACACCTTCTGGAAATATACCTAAACGTGTCATCATAGGCACTAATTGGTAGTTTAAAACACCTTCGATAAAGAACTCATCATTATAGGCAACGTTCTTTAAAACACGTTCTTGTACTTCTGCGCTACCTACATAGGCTTTCTCGTCTAGCGTTCCAGTTTGCCCTAAAATAAGTTTTGATATTTCAGAATTACAACGCTGTATCATCATATCAAACACTTGAAAAGCATCTGAACGATTAGATTCTACTAATTCAATTAAATCATCTGTATCAAACACACCATAACTAGCAACAGCCATGTTTTTAAGGTATTTTTCCATGTTATCACGAGTTTGAGTATCTCGTACATTTGTTTTACCTATTCTAATAGGGCTGCCAAATATCTCCACAAATTCACTCCAAGAACCTAACGCCATTTTCTTCCAAATAACTAAAGGAGCTGCTTTTAAATACAGTCCTAAATCTTTTGGTTTACCTACACCAATACACCAGTTATTATATGGTGCTTCTAGGTAGTCAGTACCGCTTAAATCTGCATAAGTATTTGTTACTATATGAAATTCTGGTTTTACATATTCTCTAGGTACTAATTCAACTGCTTTAAAAGCATCATTTACAACACTATCAAATTGAATTAATGAATGACCGTAAAATATAGCATCTAAGGCATAATCTATAAAATCCCTAAACCATTTCTGTTTAATAATTTTCTCTAAATCTTCACTTTCTTCACCATTCAATAAAACGTCAAAATCTTTACAAAGTGTTAAGTTTTTACGTTGATTAACTGCTGCGGTTAAATGAGCATCTAATTCAATATTTTTGTAAATAGTGTATAATTGCCTTCTTTGAGGTGATAATAAAGATTCTGCTGATGTTACTGCTAGTTTATAAGCTGCAATATCAGTAGCACCTCTATATAATTGAGTAGGTACTGTTATATTTCTTCTAATATCTGCCGTTTTAGGCATATTAACAGAAACATCTTGTATCTTTTTAAATCTGTCGAAAAATCCCATTACCAAAGTTGATTAGATGTTTTAGTTGTTGATCCGTTTGAATTACCCCATCTAATACTTAACCCTTGTTCTGGTAATATTTGAGGTAAATCTGCTGTAATATCTCCACTTGCAACACGTTTCATCCAAGCAATAGCACCACCATTTTGAGTAGCATTATTACCATCATAACGTTCTTTACGCAAGTCTGGAATGTTTCTAGGGTTGATACGAGAATGTAAATGGTATAAAGTAATATCTAAAAGATACATTACTATTTGCTGGTTTCTATTATCTCCTTCTGTCCACTTAGTATCATCATCAGGATAAGTAGCTGTTAAAGTATAAGCACTACCAACACTCCAAAATTGAGTATTAGTAGGCAATATTCCAACGGTAGAAATTAAGCAAGTGTATTCTATGTTGTTGTAATAAACCTTATCTCCAATAGCATAAGTAGTAGTATTATTATACTCATCTTCTGGCAATGTAACATAAAATAAAGTTTTATCTAAACAAATTTGTGTCCATTCATTAGCTGCAAAAGCGTGTGCGGCGCTGCCAGCTATTGACTTGTAAATATATCCTGCTTGTAAAACGTATTGTCCAGTTGTATAAACAGTAGCAGCACTAAAAGCACTTGCAGTCCATTCAACTAATTGTTTACCGTTATAAGTAGCAGTTACATCAAATACTTTAGTATCTGTAAATATCTGATTAACTATGTAACGCTGGGTTAAATAACTAATCATTTCGCTTTGTGCTGATTGCTCAACATCAAGTTTAGTTTGTTGGTTAGATTCGATTATTTGCAGCAAATTGTCCGATTGCACAATTCTCGCATAATCATTATCTCTTAAAAGTCTAGCCATTGTACAAAAATATAAACAAATTAGCGTTAGTTAATAGTATTGTTACTAATATTTTCTAAATCTAATATAACTTTATTTTCCTTAATTTTATGAACCTCAGCATTTAACATAGCTAATTCTAGTTTGTGCATATCTTGAACATAGGTAATAAAGTTGTATTTTAACTCCTTAATTCGTGTTTTACGAGTGATTATAAAGGTATCGCTATGAATCAAACAATTTGTTTCCTTATCTTCAATAAAGAAAGTTATTGTATTATGTCCATCTATTATTTCTTTGTGTGATTTTACTTTCATTATAATCTATGTTTAGCGTTTACTGGTGCGTTTCCTATTGGTCTAATATACTGAGTTACATCTCCCTTTTGATACATTTGATATTCGTTTTTAAACGCTTCACAAATAAAATAATCTGTTAAGTCGCTAATGTGTCCAAATGGTTGATATGATACACCACTTTTAGCATCTTTAACTTTTGTTTTATCCTTTGTACCATCGCTTGCTTCTTTAGTATTAGTAAAATCTTGTACAGCTTCTTTTAACTTAGGATTAATAATAAACTCAATATCGCCAAAATTACTAAATAATATTGTATTAAAAAAATTACCACGCATAACAACTGAAGGATTTGATTTTCCAACTCTCATTATTGGTTTATACTGCATTAATTCATTTTGTATCAGTTTAAAGAAATTATGTCCTTTTTCCTGCTTAACATCTTCCTTTTGACTTGTTGCATCTCCATAAATAAATAAACCGCTTTCATGGTGTGGGTATTTACGTTTAAACTCATTACAAACATCTTTAATGGTATTTCTCGGATTGATCCCTAGTATTAAATCAATAAACCTAACTTGTTTATTAGATATTTGAAATATGCCACACGGTAAATAAGGATTAACATTCTCATCCCAGCTAATATGTAATGGTAACGTTGGCTCATAATGACAAGCTAAAACGTGCTTATCTAAACTAAAGTACTTGTAAAATTCAGCGCCTGTACGTTCTTGTAAATCCCAATTACCTTCAACAAACACCTCATATTCATAACGTGGCATTGATTTAAGAGATTCTAAATAGTCTGCTGGTATAAATGGATTATCTGTAATTTTAGATGGAATATAAAGCCAATTATTAGGCAAAGTATTATTTTTCCACTTATTATAAATCAATTCTTTAACCCAGTTATTAGCAGGGTTGCAAGTTGCTAAAATAATTGGTTTAGGTTGCTTTTCAATTATTTGTGATCCTGCACGCTCAATACACTTGTAAAAAGTCTTTTGTTGCAATTCGTTTACTTCCTCTAAAAGAAAACCATTAACTTCTAATCCCTTAAATCGGTTTAATTCTTTATCGTCTGCATAGTTTTCACCTAAAAATATAATCTGACTATCATTGCTAAAAGTAACCGTTTGGGTATCTTGATTGTATTTCTTTACAAAGGTAGTAGGACAAATTTTAACAAATGATGGAATAGTATTAAGTTTAAGTGTTTGTAATGTAGAACGAACTACACACCATTTAGATTTAGGGTACATTTTACATAAAAGTAATAATGCTCCTAATCCTGCAAAAGTTTTACCGCCTCGTTTGTCAGCGAATCGCACCACCATACATGATAAAGTTATACTTGTTGCTAAAAATAGCTTCAAGGAACTCATCTTGTTTGGGGAACGATTCGAATAAGATTTGTTTATTTGACATCTATAATTATTTTATACTGTTGTAAATCAGTTAATATTTGTTTTGTTTCTTTTTTACAATTATGACAAAAGCATTTAACTATTAAATATTTTGGTAGTATTATCGGTATAAGTGCTGTATAATTTGAATAACCGCAAATACAAGTAGTTCTATTTGAAGCCATTATAATTTAATCTCTACGTTACCAATCTTAAACACTTGCTCAACCCCTTCAATTTCTGCTTTCATTTCAACTGCTGCTGGTATTAACTTACTACATAGTTTATAAAACTCAGTTGGATTATCTTTACCCCATGCCTTTAAATTAACCTCACTATCTGATTGAAGTTCAGTAAATACAGTAGTAAAAACATCTTTAACAGTTGCAGTAAGTTTATTTGGAGTTCCTTTTGGTCTACCTTCAGAATTACCGCTTTCTCCTTTTTTAAAAGCCATTGTATTTTATTGTTGTTTACAGTAACCCAAAACTACTACAAAAATATCACATATCAAAATTTATCTGTAATTGTTTTATAATATTGTTTAGCATATTCAAAAGCTATTTCTAATAAACCAGCATTAATAAAATTATTTGGAGTATTAATTTTAACCTCAATTTGTTTTTTATCATAAATATATCTTTCA